TACTATGAAAAAATACAAACCCTCTCCAAGTGAATTAAAAGATGAAATGATAAATAATCTAATATTTCTACAAGAACAGAAGGAAATGTTATGGTTATACCACCCAAATAACATGGAAGGATTAAATCTTATTGCAGAATATGAAAAAGTTACTAAACAAATTAGTGAATTAGAAATAGAAATTGATAAGTACTAATATTTATTAATATGGGATTAAATATTGATAATATATTTTCATTATTCTCCTCTGGTGAAGATGCTAGTGGGGTTGATGATCAAGTATTTATTAATTTCAAAGAATCACCTACATACTTTATTGGTATGTATAAAAAATTAATATTAAATAATTTAAACTTTAATAAGAAGATAGTAAAATTCTTTAAAGAATCCAACTCTGATTTAGATGTAGATGAAATGTCTGATGCGGGGGAATGGGTAACATACAATAGAGCATGGCATTACATAAGAAAAATTAATTTAAGTAATGAAGATCATATTTCCTCACTAGAAAAACATAATGATCCATATTTAGAAACCACAGTAAAGCTGGGGATTAAATTTTTTGAGGAATCAGAACAATATGAGAGGTGTGCTTTATTAAAGAAAATTCAAGACATTTTAGAAGGATTAAAAGGATAACTTGGAGTTGTCTCTTCTTACTCGTATATTGGGAATACGGGTTTGAGGGAGGAAAGATAATTAGAGAAAATAAGGTTATTTAGGTACTAGGGGATTAAGGAACACCCTATTAAAATTAAAATATGAATAAAGAAATTATAGATAGACGAGTATCTCAGATAGAAAGTGGAATCGCAAAGTTAAGATATAATTTAAGAGGACAATCTACCCAAAAAGAATTTGAAAATAATTTAAATGATGTAGAAGAACTAGTTGAAGATTTAAAATCACATTTAGAAAGAGCACTTTCACCACTCAGAAACGGATAATATATGAATTTACCAGCAGAACACATCCAGGCAAATTGGGAGATATTCTTAACTAACATTGAAGAACATATATCTTCCCCCAGAAAAGAAAAATTATTAGCATTTTATAAAAAATTTGAAGAAAGAATTGTTATGATGCCTGCTTCTCACAAAAAAGAATATCATAATGCTTTCCCAGGAGGGTACGTAGATCATGTCAATCGTGTTGTTGCAGCATCACTTGAAATTTATGATGTATGGTGTAAATTTGAAATGGATAAATCTACATTTACTATTGAAGAGTTAGTATTTTCCGCTTTAAACCATGATTTAGGTAAAATAGGTGATAGTGAACATGAATCTTATATACCTCAGACTGATCAATGGAGGAAAGATAAATTAGGAGAAGATTATATGCATAATAAACAAATTGCATTTGCCTCAATACCAGATAGAGGTTTATTCTTACTTCAAGAACATGATATTAAATATACATTTAATGAAATGGTTGCTATCCAGACACATGACGGTTTATACGATCCAGCAAATGAAAAATATTTAAAATCATGGATGCCAGAAACTAAACCAAGAACATCTCTTCCATTTATTTTACATCAAGCAGATATGATGGCTGCCCGAGTAGAATTTGAAAAAGAATGGTTACCAAAATTTAGAGGAGAAAATGGGTTGGATAAGTCAAAAGAAAATTTTACATTAAACGGAAATAAAAAGCAACCTACTAAAAATAAAGCTCTAGGTTCTATAAAGAGCGAAGGATTAAAAAATATGTTAGATAAATTATGATTGGTTATATAATTACCATATGCATCTTATCAGTATTAGTTATAATATTAGGTTTTACTACATTTAATTTATTAAGAAAAAATGAAAAGGCCGAGGATATTGTAGTTGGATATTTACAATATTTAGATCAAATATCAAGAGTAATTGAAGTTTCAGATGAAAAAATTAAAAAAATTGATATTAAAGGTTCTTTTGAAAGTGATGATGAAATAGGTTTCTTTTTCAAACAAATTAAAGGAATACAAGAAGTCTTGAATGACTTTAAGTTAAAAAAGTATTAATCTTATGGATTCAATTATTAGAAAGCATTCTGCTAAAAAACAGAAAAGGAATTATTTTACTCAAGAAACAGAACAAGCTATAGTTAGATATAATAACGAAAAAGATTCTAAAATACGTAGTAGTATATATCAAAAGGAAATTCATTATCCTTTTTTTAAATTAACTCAAAATATAATACACACATTTAAATTTTATCATACCGAAGTTGAAAATTTAGAAGATTTACAACATGAAATTATGATATTTTTACTTGATAAAATACATTTATTTAACCCAGATAATGGAGCTAAAGCTTATTCTTATTTTGGTACTATTGTAAAACGATGGTTAATTGTTTATACTACTAAAAACTATAATAAAAAATTAAGTAATATATCTATCTCAGATTTAAATAATTATTCTAATTTAGATATGTCCTCACCTTCATTTATTAACTCAGCTAAAATGGATATTGGTGTTGAAAAAATAATAGAAGGAGAAACAAAAGATGAATTAGATTTTCAAGGATATAAATCCTCAGATAAACTATCTTTATTTGTAGATCAATATGTTGATTACATAACAACTAATATTTATAATATTTTTCCAAAATCATATGATGCTCAAATAGCTGACGCAATATTAGAGTTATTTAGGAAAAGGGATAATATAGATATTTTTAATAAAAAAGCACTGTATATCTACATTAGAGAACAAGTTGATGTAAAAACACCAAAAATTACAAAAATAGCTAATGTTTTACATAAAATTTTTAAAGAAAAATATTTAATATATTTAGAAACAGGAGCATTCCCATCTTAAAGGTTTATTTTAAGTATATTTATAAATAAAATAACCATGGGACATTTAGATTCAATCATATTTGGTAAGAAAAAATTTTCAGATATACTTGAAGAAATATACCAAAATCAAAAAAGACGTGAGGATCAAGTATCTTCTCTAATTTCAGAATTAAAACCATTAGTACAAGAAATAGGTGATGCTACTTTAATAGTACCACTTATTAAAGAATATATGGAGATTGGAGTTAAGAATGATGAAGCATTAATTAAAATGGCTACTATTATTCAACGAGCACTACAAAATCAAAATGAAGATGGAGGTTTAGGTATAACAGATGAAGAAAAAACCCAACTTTTAGAAGAAATGGAAAAACTTCAAAAGAATAAAGGAAAATAATGGCAAAATTAGCAACAGGTTCTACTAAAAGTGAAGGAAGAAGTACATCTACTTCAAAAGGTTTAGGAGCTATTTTCTCAGGTAGAGTTAGAAGAGTAGTTCTTAACCCTGATGATTATCCTGAACAATTTAAAAAATTTGGAGAATGGTCAGCTATGGCAGGAGTATTTTTTTCTCCAATGGAGTCTCCAACTTATAATATAGATTCTAGTAATTTTGCTTTACCTTTATTTCCTAATTCAAAACAACCTCCTACTCATAATGAAATAGTTTATCTTATATCTTTACCTAACCCATTTTCCCAATTAAATCCTTCTAAATTTTCCTATTATTATTTTCAACCTGTTAATATATGGAATAGTGTTCATCATAATGCTATACCAGACTCAGTTTGGGATGATATGGGTGGCGATTCTAAAAGAGATTATGATGAAACCCAAGCAGGAGCTGTTAGGAAAGTTACTGATGGTAATACAGATATTTCCTTAGGAGAAACATTTAATGAAAAAATAGATACAAGACCTTTACAATTATATGAGGGTGATATAACTTATGAAGGTAGGTGGGGAAATAGTATTAGGTTTGGTTCTACTTCTTTAACGGGCGCTCCTCTAAATCCTTGGTCTGATGAAGGTGAAGATGGAGACCCAATAATAATTATTAGAAATGGCCAGCATGAAGAATCTACAGACCCCTGGGTACCACAAGTAGAGGATATTAATGAAGATAAATCAAATGTTTATTTAACATCTACACAAAAAATTCCTCTTAACGCTGCTAATACAAAATATTCCTCTTATGATACTGAACCAACCACACCTGATCAGTATGTTGAACCTCAAGTAATTTTAAATTCAAGTAGATTAACATTTAATGCCCATTCAGATAGTGTATTGTTAAGTGCAGAAAAATCAATATTTTTAGGATCAAATGATTCTATTAATATAACTGCTGCAAATAAAACAGTAATAGAATGTGATGATATTAAATTAGGTAATAAAGACGCTACAGAACCTATTATATTAGGTAATAAATTTTTAACAGATTTACAAAATTTATGTGCTCAAATAGTAGCACTAGGAACAGCTTTACAAACTCCAATAGGAGCAGGACCCCCTTTTGTACCTAATGCCGCTATACCCGTACCTGCTGTAAATGTAACTC